TTGAGCGTCTAGAACATATTTGTAAAATCGTATTAGCATCGGGGAATTATTAATGAGCAAAAGTCAATATAATCTAACTATAAAAACAGACTATCTTAACCGTAAGATGTTTCTTGACCCTGCAGGCCCTGTAACTATTCAACGTTTCGAAGAGGTCAAATATAACAAGATTGCTGATTTTGAAAAGACTGCTCGTGGTTTCTTTTGGGTGCCAGAAGAAATTAGCTTGACCAAAGATGCACAAGATCACAAAGAGTCAAGTGATGCAGTAAAGCACATCTTTACTAGTAATCTATTGCGTCAAACTGCACTTGACAGTTTGCAAGGTCGAGGTCCATCACAAATCTTTACTCCGGTTGTCTCATTACCTGAACTAGAAGCATTGGTATATAACTGGACATTCTTTGAGACAAACATTCATAGTCGTTCATATAGTCATATTATTCGTAACATTTACAATGTGCCTAAGGAAGTGTTCAACACCATTCATGACACAAATGAGATTGTTGATATGGCTTCAAGTGTGGGCGATTATTACGATAAGCTTCATGTATTAAATTGCAAGAAAGAAGCAGGAGTTGTCGTTACAGAAGAAGAACACATCAAGGCAATTTATCTAGCACTTCATGCAAGTTACGCACTTGAAGCCTTTAGATTTATGGTAAGTTTTGCTACAAGTCTTGCAATGGTTGAAAACAAGATTTATATTGGTAATGGTAACATCATCAGTTTAATTCTACAGGATGAACTATTGCATAAAGGTTGGACTGCATTCTTGATCAATCAAGTTGTCAAGGAAGATCCTCGTTTTGCTAAAGCCGCAGCAGATTGTCAAGAAGAAGTGTTGCAGATTTATAGAGATGTTATTCGAGAAGAAAAAGAATGGGCTGACTATCTTTTTCAGAAGGGACCGGTCATTGGTTTGAACGCAGCTATCCTTAAGGACTTCGTTGATTATACCGCAGTAGGTGCATTGAAGGACATCGGTATCAAGTATTGGAACCCTGCTCCTAAGAGTACTCCTATTCCTTGGTTTAATAAACATAGTGATACTAGCAAGAAGCAGACTGCATTACAAGAAAATGAATCAACTAATTATGTAATCGGTGTTATGAGTGACATTCTTGATTACGATGAACTACCAAGCTTATAAAGGGAGACAATAAATGAGAGCAACTGTTTGGAGTAAAGACAACTGCCCATATTGCGTACAAGCAAAGGCACTACTCAATAAAAAAGGTATTGAGTTTGAAGAACGAAAGATTGGTGATGGTTGGACTAAAGAACAATTATTAGAAGCAGTTCCAAACGCAAGAACAGTACCTCAGATTTTCCTCGACGGAGAACTCGTCGGTGGATTTACAGAACTTCGTGCTAAGTTTTTAGCAGAAGCAGCATAAGAAAGAACAAAGATGACTATTAAAATTGGAGAAACTTACACATTCAAGCTTACGAGCGGTGAAGAAGTTTTAGGAAAAGTTCTTGAAATTCAAGATAACTATGTATCGTTAAAAGACCCAGTATCAGTTGCCCCCGGACCTCAGGGATTAGGATTGATGCAGAGCATGTTCACCGCAGATCCCAGAGATCCTGCAAGACTAAATATTAATAACGTAACTATCTATGCATTAACCGATGACAGTGTTAAGGCAAAGTATATCGAAGCTACTACTGGTTTAGTAGTTCCTGATAAGAAAATTATTATGGGATAAAATATGGCAATCAATCCAAAGAAGAAAATTAAAGATACTATTGCTAAAGGTGGCAAGTTCATTCCTAAAGCAAAAACTGTGCTTGCAGGAGGTATGCCCGTACCCTTGAGTTTGGGTGGTATAGGAGCAAAGATTCAAAAGGCAGCAATTACCGCAGCTAAGTCAGCTATACCGTCAATAAAACCACCCACGGTATATATTGAAGGTGTTCCTGTTCCCAAACTACCTTCTATTTTGCAAGGTAAGTTACCTAACTTACCTGGTAAGCTTCCAAAGATTGAGATTTAAATTATTATATGGCAAACACAGGAAAAAATAGTCCTTTAGGGGTAAATGTAACCGGCGATTATGTAAATAATACAGGACTTAATATTAATCCAGTAGCAGCTTCCTATATGGGAGCGAGTAAGCGTAATGCAGTCTATAGTTTTGGTTCCTGTGTGAGCGGCACTTGTTTAAGATTATTAACTTGGGCAATCAACGATGCATATAATAGAGGTGTTGTTTTACAATCGCCTGCAGGAACAAGCGTGTATGATAATCTAATTAGTATAGGTGCTAACGCTATCCCGGCATTAGGTAATGCTAAACCACCTACTTATGTGCCAGTTGATCCGACGGGTATTTGGGCACGAACATCAACTTCTGCTACTGCATTATCATTTGCTGAACAATATGGTAGGCAAACCATTGCATCTGCTAATTGGGGTAATATTCTTCCAGGTCCAGCAACGTCAGGATTCGGTAACTATGATGGAAGCTATGGGGATGATCTACAAGGAGTAGGGTACGTAGATCAAAAACAGAATGCTACATGGTATCCTTACAACATGTCTAATCCTAACCACTCAGTAACTCAATGGGGATGGATTAGGTGCCATGCATTGCAAGCTTGGAATGAATTTAATCACAATGGAATAGTTGTTGATCCAACAGACGCTCCTTCTTACTTACAAGGTTATCAAGTTCCAGACTATTCAGACTTTTTATCTTCTGTAATTGCTGGTCAAGCCTATGTAGCGCAAGCTAACGAATCAATTTTCGCAGTCAATAATGCAAATACGTTTCTAGAGGGAACGTATAGCAATATGAATGATCTTATTAGCGGAGAAATAACCAACGTAAGTCTTTCTACAATTAATTTTGGCACTGATTTAGAAAACTTAGGTATGGCTCTTGATCTAAGTAAAATTGATAGCTTCGGTCTGCCATCAAACTTACTCTATGTTTTAGGTAATCAAGGTGCTATTACCCAAGATTTAAGTTTAGTACTTCTTGCATCAGGATTAACGAGTACTGAAATTAGTGAAATCGCAGAAGGCGTAATTCAACGACCAACTGAAGAGCAAGAGCGTAAAATTTACGGCGCGTTCTTAATGATGTCTGGAGAAAATTTAAGAGAAATTCTAGCTCCTATTCAGTGTAGAACGCGGGGACTAGAAACTCTAGCTGATTTGTTAGATGTTCGGAAGTTATTCCCTAATAGTTATTCTACATTAACAGTCCCTATGTATAACGCTGCTCCCGGACCAACAAATAGTAAAACCTATTATTTGATTTATACTGGTGGCGGAGTCAATCCTGCATTAAGCACACCTCAAATGCGTGAGTATGTGGGTACTTTAGTACCTTTAGGAATTCCTCCTATCTATGAAACAAGCACTGTTCCTAAAAATTACAGAGACGTTCCTGAAGGGTTTGATAGTTATCTTGCTAGCATTATTCCTGCGAACCAAGCTGTAGCTGCCGGTGCATTTAGTTTTACTATGCGACAAATAAGTGGGGTAGAAACGTTTGAGATTCAGCAATTTGCAAAAGTTGTAAAGGGTATCGAAAACGTTAGCGACTTGCCATTGATAGCAGGAACAAATAAGCCTACTAACCAAAACATGATTGATCAAAGTACGGCTAAAGATAGCTTAGGGACAGGTCCATATGGCAGTTATACTCTAAGTGATTTATTTGGTTGCATGAGCGGACTTCCCTATCCTTGGAAATTAATACAAGAAAGAATTAAACAAGCTGAAACTAGAAAACTTAATAATATCTACCGCGAACTCTTTCTAGCGGTGACATGGGAAGGTGCAACAGTGTCGGTACAATATACCACTTACACTGGTCCTGGACCAGCATTTGCTACTTTCTACAAGATTACCGGTGTAACTCTTACCGACAGTGGCGGCGGCTATGGTAGGGGCGGTGCAGCAGCACCTGTTATTACTATTGCAGGCGGAAGTGGAGCAACTGCTGTTGCTACAATAGGAACTGATGACTCACTCGCAGGATCAACTGGTACTGGCTCGTTTGGTAGAGTTACTTCTGTAACATTAACTAGTCCTGGCACTGATACTACTACTTTACCTACAATAACCATACAGTATCCACCCACTGCTGGATTGCCGATAACATCGTCCGGTAGTATTGCAACAGGCGGCACTAATACTTCATCTGGAACAACTGGTTGGTCACAGCCCATGAATCAAGTTGTTTCTGCTTATATTGGTCAAGCTAATGAAGAAATTACAAACATTTTACAAAATAATCCAACCATTGCTAACTATTTGAATACTTATTGGAATGCTATGGGAACTCAATTACTAATTGAACAACGAGCTAGATATAAGGCTTATAGCCCTGTTGCTATACCTAAAGATGTCTTTAGTGCAACCTTCCCATCAGTAATTCTTAATTTAATAGATTATTTACCGCAATTAGCACAAGACACTAGACCTCACATGGCCGCGCAAATTATGGAAGCCATGTCAGACACTACTACAGTGGGCGGTCAAAGTACCATTGCGATGATGAGACAGGAAAGAAATCAAGCTAGATTGCAGTTATTGGGAATTGAGCAAGACAATAATATTCCCGATCAGTTGTCAGAAGAAGAATTGAAGCAACTTACAACTAATGGAACTCTATTGGGTGCTATTCCTGGAACAGGAATTCCAGGATTGTTAGGAGAATACACATTGCCAGCTTGGCCAACTGTAACATTAAACAACACTGATGTAACTCCTCAACCAGCAGGTAAATATTTACCTGACGGATTCTGGTTGCAAGACTCTTTTGTTGAGGGTGACATCACACAAATTTTAGATAATGTGCCTGATCCAGCTGCAGGTCCTCTCGTCACGGTTGGCCCTCGCCTTAATAATGTAGATGATGACAGCCCCATTATTATTCAACCTGCTCAAGAATTTGATCCAAATAATCTTCCACCAAATCTTGACCCAAGATTTACAAACAGCACATTGTTACCTGCTGTACCAAATGTCAAAGAAGCAATTGATCGGGTAATTGAATGTAATTGCGACTGCTGGATTTGATAATAAATTCTTGACACGTCCCCCAATATCATATATAATAAACAAAATAAAGGAAATTTATGTCATACCTATTTACCAGTGAGAGTGTCTCCGAAGGACATCCTGACAAAATTGCTGATTTAATTAGCGACAGTATTTTAGACTTAGTAATGAGTACGCAAGACCCATCACTTAGATGTGCCTGTGAAACGCTTGTAACAACTGATCAAGTTATCGTAGCAGGTGAGTATAAGGGTGAGATTGATCCACTTGATGTAGATTATCTTGTAAGAAAAGCGATTAAGAACGTTGGGTATGAACAAGAAGGTTTTCATTGGCAAACAGTAAATATTGCTAACTTGCTACACGGACAAAGTCCTGACATTGCACTCGGTACTGACAATTTTGGCGCAGGTGACCAAGGTCTTATGTTTGGATATGCGTGTAAGGAAACTGATGTTTATATGCCATCAGCAATTCATTATAGTCATAGAATTGTTGAAGCATTGTCTATTGTTCGTAAGAACGGTGAAGCTCCTTGGTTAGGTCCTGATGCAAAGAGTCAAGTTACGGTAGAATACAATGATGACAATACAGTAAAGCGTATTGATAAAATTGTATGTTCAACTCAGCATAATCCTAATATTGATATTGTTGATTTGCGCAAAGTAATGGAAGAATTTATTCGAGAACTTCTTCCTAAAGATTTGATTGATGATAACACTCAGTTTATGATCAATCCAACTGGTCGCTTTGTTATTGGCGGACCTGATGGTGATACTGGTCTTACTGGAAGAAAAATTATTGTGGATACATATGGGGGATATGCACCCCATGGCGGTGGAGCATTCAGTGGTAAAGACCCAACTAAAGTAGATCGTAGTGCAGCATATATGGCACGGTATCTAGCAAAAAACTTAGTAGCAAGTGACAAGTGTGATTGGGCTACAGTGCAACTTAGCTATGCGATTGGCCTTGAACAGCCTATGAGCGTGTATGTAGAAAGTGATAGAGATAGTCGTGATCTTACCGATTGGATTTTAAAGAATGTTGATTTGACTCCTAAAGGTATCATTGATCGGTTTGATATGTTTAGACCAATCTATACATCTACAACTAACTATGGTCACTTTGGTAAAGATTATCTTCCTTGGGAAAAAATTGATCTTTTTTAAAATAATCGGTTGACATTTGATCCCTGTTTTGCTATTGTTATTAATGTAACGCAAGACAGGGATTTTGTTTATGTGGGCATTAGCTAAAGTTCTTGATGGGTTTGCCGATCTTAGCAACGACCATTTTCATACATTTGCAGTAAAGCGTGACGGAGAAATCATCGGTCAGCTTAAGTGGACGTATCGCCCCAAAAATGCAGGCGGATATGCCTGGCAGGGTAAGATTTTCAAGAGCAAGAAGCATTACGGAATGGACGTTAGTTTCTTCGATAAGAATAAAAAAAATGTCCTTAACTGGTTCAAGGAATCTCTCAATGACTAAAGAAGAATTTTACGAGTATGTGTTTGACTTCTATAATGGAGAGAATGGCATATATAATGATGTAGATGCAACATATCATGAAATTCTTGCAGCAACACGCAAGTTAGATCATATGTATGCAGTACATGGTGACACTCCCGTTTATGATAGCATCGACCGCGAACGTGTCCGTGATTTTATTTTAGAAAGCAGAAGTTGATGCTTGAAACTAATGTTGAACTTGCATTACGTGATATGACACGCCGACTTAAAACCTTAATGGAACAAGTTACTGACGGGGAAATAGTAGATAACAATCTCTTAGAAAAATTGAATATGGTATCTGAACAGATGTACATCAAACATACTGCTGGTTATCAGATCACCGAGCAAGAATTAGAGTTAATGACCGATTTGCTATCATTACTTGAAATGCGTACTACATTAATTTATGGAAATTTTCCTGAAAATTGAATTTTTTGGTTGACTCTTACCCAAAACTAGTGTAGTGTTAATTATAAGCTGAGAAAACGGAGATACAATATGTTGGTCAAGGTCATTCATTTTGATGCTACTACGAGTGCAATGGACACTATTGCTCTCGTGAATGTCCCCAAGCACCAGCTGGGCTTCAAAGAAGCTGAACTGGATGCATGTGAATATGCATTTGCTCGTACTCAAAACATCTTTGGCTCTTGGAGCATGGGTTCGACTTTTGAAGATGGCGAACATAACGAAGATTTCAGCGAGAATGTTGAAGTTGTTATGCCTCTCTTGACCATCGACGGTCGCAAGTACGGTCATCGTAGTTCGATGATTGGCGATCTGTTTGTAGTTAACGGTAACATCTATATGTGTGATACGTTTGGCTTTAAGCGGTATGAAGAGGCGCCGCAACTCTGTGACTAAATACTCTCAGAGGAAATTATGAATTTAAACCGTTTAGGATCAGGTCGCAAGCTGATACAGCAAATTGCTGATCAAGGCTTAGTAAAAAATATGCGATGGACACGCCAG